CTTCTGTTGCACATTTATTTGAGCAAAATCCTGCTGAAACTTTAAGACAACTAATTAACAATACTGTTGATGTTGCTGAGTTTGTAAAAAGATTTGGTGCTAAAGGTGAAGGGATTAAAAAATTATTTAGTGATATTGATAATGAAATAAAATTAATAGCTGACCCAACAAATAAATATAAAACAGCAAAAGAATTATATAGAGAAGTACCAGCAGCTAAAGCTAGAGCACAAGCGGAAAAGAAAAAAATAAAAGATTCTTTAGAGGCTTACTTTGGTGTTTATCAAATTGACCAAATGCCAACAGGTCCTGTAGGTCAAGCTTTGGTAACTTTTTTACAAACTGGATTAGCTACTACTAGATTAGCAAGAGTTGCTATTCCTAGTTTAGGTGACTTGTTACAGACTATTACAAATAGTGGATATAAAGCTTCTTACAAAGCAGCAGTATCTGATATAAAATTATCTAGAGAAGGATTAGGATTAAAAGGAACTAAAAAACAAGTAGATGGGAAAGATGTTACTTTTACTGATAAATTTTTAGGTAACAATAGAGTTGATAATATTTTAGAAAGAGAACTGTCTGATGTACTATTAATTGGTGGTGGTAATATTAAAAGGTATCAACACAAATTCGCTGATTTTACAAGGAAATATTTTGAAGTCATTCAACTAGGTAGAATTACAAGACTATCACGTAATTGGGCTTTTGATTCTGGTGTACATAGAGCAATGGATATTGGTCAAACTGTAAAAAAAGGAAAGACTTCTGAATTTTTAAAAACTAAAGAAGCTTTACAAAAAGAAATGGATGGATTAGGATTATCTAATAAAGAGTTCCAATACTTAGGACAGTTTGATACATTAGAAAAAGCTATAGCTGACCCTACAGCGAAAGCTCATCTTAAAAAAGCAGGTTTAAAATCTGCAGATAGAGATGCTTTAATACCTCAAATAGGAAACAGAAGATTGTTTGCTCAAAGTAAAAATCCATATGTTAAATTTTTAGGAAGTTTTTTATCGTGGGCACAAGCTAAAACATCTCAATCAAACGCTTTAATATCTAGAGTTGAGCAGGGAGATGCAGCGTTATTCTTACGTATGGCAGCAGCTATACCTTTATTTATGGGAGTTAGAGAAACTCAAGTAGCTTTATCTACTAATAGAAATTATAAAGAACAAGTAGGTGAAGAAACTTTACAACAGAAAATAGGAGAAGGAATTAGTTTTGCTGGTTGGAATACTTACCTTATAGAAAAAATTAGGTCTATTCTAAAATATGATGGGTACGGAAGTAACACAATGGAACAAATAGCACCAGTATTGGGTTATATGGAAGATATGACTGAGATAGTAAGACGACCAGTAGGAAAAATGTTAGACTCAGAAGCAGATACAGCATTAGAAATTATTGGAAGTGCAGTAAAAGAAACAGCAGAAGTAATACCGTTTGCTAGAGAAGTTGTACCAACAGTAGAACGAGCTATTGGAGAAGAAGCAGATAATGACCCATTAAGAAGTTACTCTACAGGTGGATTAGTTGAAGGAAAATTTAAAGTACCATATACAAAAGAAGACCCTGCTGATAGGAGAGACCCTAACACAGGCTTACCATATTCAGACCAAATGGAGGATTTATTAGGATGAACATAGATGTATGTAAGGAACAAATCAAAAGACACGAAGGAGAAGTGTTAGAGATTTACGAAGATAGTTTAGGATATAAGACTTTAGGCATAGGGCATTTATGTCAGCCTCAAGACCCTGAATATAATTTAGAAGTAGGTGCACCTATAACTCAAGAAGTTGTAGACATGTATTACGAAGATGACTTTCACAAACACTTGGAAGAGGCTAGACACGTCTTTGGAAGTGATGAAGATTTTTATAACTTGCCTGAAGACATACAGCACGTCTTAGTTAATATGTGTTTTAATTTAGGGGCAAACAGACTTTCCAAATTTAAAAATATGTTAAAGGCTTGTAGAGAACAAAACTGGAAAGAGATGTCTACTCAAATGGAAGACTCGAAATGGTTCGGACAAGTAGGTAGACGCAGTAAAGAATTACAAGACATGGTATTAGGAGTATAAAATGAAACTAGGTGGAATATTAAAAAACGTAGTAGGTGCAGTAGCTCCTACACTTGGTACTGCATTAGGCGGTCCAATGGGAGGCATGGCAGCCAACATGATAGCTGAAGTATTGGGTGTTCCTAATACTCCAAAGGCTATTGAAAAAGCTGTAGCAGAAGCTACCCCTGAACAAATGCTTGAGCTTAAGAAAGCTGAACAAGCTTTTGAAGTTCAGATGAAAGAGCTTGAAGTAGATGTATTTAAACTTGAGGTAGCAGATACACAAGATGCCAGAGGGAAGTTTAGTAAAGATTGGACAGCTCGTATAATGGGTATAGCTACAGTAGGTGGCTTCTTAGGATATATATTCTTAGTGACCCTCCAGCCCCCCGAACAGAACTCAGAGGCTTTGATAAATTTGGTGCTCGGATACCTAGGTGGTCTTGCTAGTGCTGTAATCAGCTTCTATTTTGGAGCTTCTAATTCCACTAAAGACTAATGGACAAGGCTAAAGATTATACTCATCCTATATATAGTGGATGGTTCTGGTGTTCTAAAAGATTACAATTTTTTAGGTACGAAGAATGGCTGAATTCATAAGTTTAATAAACGAAGTAGGTTTTCCTATTGCAGCAGCGTTAGGGCTAGGTTTTTTTATATGGAAACTTATAAATAGAATTATTGATGGCATGGAAACCAAGCTTGATACTTTAGACGATAAGGTACAAGCAAGTTTAGATACAATGGAAGAGAGAGTATCCACTAAACTTGATAGTCAATATGGAATTATTGTTAGCTTAATTGATAGAGTAAGAGCTATGGATAATCAAAGTATTAGACAGGATGTGTTATTGAAAACTTTATTAGGTGTACCAAACCTTATAGAAATAGATAAAATAGCAAAGGCAGAGAGGGATGACCAGAGGAAAGACTAATGAATAAATTTACACAGGTTTTAATTATATTTGCTATCTTTTCTACACTAGTACTAGTTAGTGTATTGAGTGCAGATGAGATGGTACATAAATTTAAATCACCATCCTTTAACGGAAACAATACAAGCTCTCACTATCTTACTATAGAGAACCAAGAGTTCAATCGAAAGATGAGTATTAAGGAAGAGCTTGAGGCTTTACAAGAACAGATAGAAAGAGACAAAGAAAACACAACACTCGCAAGATTCATAAGGAACTTAGAGTCTCGTATTTATGCACAGCTTTCAAGGCAATTAGTAGAAAACTTATTTGGGGAGAACCCAAGTACAGAAGGAACTATAAGTCTTGAAGGTAACACCATTTCTTATGTAAGCGATGGTGAATTTATAACCCTTACAATAACGGATGCAGATGGAAACACGACAGTTATTACTTTGCCTATTGGTAGTTTCACTTTCTAGTTGTGCAGTTTTAAACGAGAACTCAGATTTAGTATTAACTAAAAAAATACAATCTCCAACAACCTTAAACTTACAATCAGAAGAATTACAAAACTTACCGGCTGCAAAGGTACAACCTACTATTGCTATTTATCCTAATAGTTTTAAAGACTTAACAGGACAAAGAAGAAGTAATAGTACGTTTGCGTTATTCAGTACTGCTGTTACTCAAGCACCTGAAGCGTTCTTAATAAGGGCATTAAAACATACTGCAAACGGTAATTTTTTTAGAGTAGTGGAACGTGTAGGTCTTGATGACCTTACGAAAGAGAGACAATTAATCAGAACAACTCGTAAAGAGTTTGAAGAAGATAACAAGTTACAGCCCTTGCTTTTTGCAGGGTTATTATTTCAGGGTGGAGTTGTCAGCTATGAGGCAAATCTAAAATCTGGAGGTGCTGGAGCTAGGTACTTAGGGATAGGTAATAGTAAGCAGTATAGAGAAGATACAGTTACTATATCGTTAAGATTGGTTTCAGTATCTACTGGTGAAGTACTTACAGAAACATTAGTTTCTAAAAGTATTTTATCAACAAGTATTTCTCAGGATGTATTTCGTTTTATTGAACAAGGCACAGAACTTGTAGAGATAGAGGGAGGCGTAGCTGAGAATGAATCTGTATCTATAGCTTTACAAAAGGCAATAGAGACAGGGGTATTAAATATAATAAATATAGGAATAGAGAGAGGCTATTGGGAATATGAAACAATTAAAATTAATGAGCCTAGTTGTGATGTTGACTGCGTTGACAGCATACGGGGCTGATAATGAAATATATGTTGA